AATGAAGCTAGACGGTTCTGACTTCAACGGTGGTGGTGCTGGTAATACCATTATCATTCAGGCTCGTGGTTCTGCTGCTGCTCCAACTGCAGCCGCTACTGCTAACCCGTTGACAGTGATTGCACGTATGGGCCGTCAGCTTGACCTTCAGAATGTAGATACTACAGGCCGTTGGTTGGTTGTAGACCCAGTTTTCGTTGAGGTTCTCAAAGACGAAGACTCACGCTTGTTTGATGCCGATTACGGCGGCGGACCAGGACTTCAGAATGGTTTGATTTTGAATAACCTACATGGATTTAAAGTCTATGTATCCAACAACTTGCCAAATGGCGGCACCGGTCCTTCAGCGACTGGTACTCAAGCCAATAACTTTGGTATCATTGTTGGTGGTCATTCTTCAGCGGTTGCTACTGCTGACCAAATCAACAAGACTGAAACATATCGTGACCCTGACAGCTTTGCTGACATCGTTCGTGGTATGCATTTGTATGGCAGAAAGATTCTCCGTCCGGAGGCTCTTATCAACGCCAAATATTGTCTAGCATAGGGGGGATTGAAAAATGGCACTAGGTGATAACACTCTCCAAGCAGCACGTGGCAACTCGCAACGTGGTCGCAATCCTTACATGGTTCAGATGGAATTAAACTTTGCTACCGCATTGTCTGACAAAGGTGGCGCACTTGCAGCAGCCGATGTCATTCCTTGTATTGCTGTCAAAAAAGGCACAATGATAATGAATGCTGGTATTGAAGTTGTTACTGCTACTTCAGCAGGAACTTCCACAGTAGACTTAGGTACAGGTGTAGATGCTGATTGTTTTGTTGATGGTTTCAACAGCGCATCAGGCACAGCAGCAGGTACTGTAGCACAAAATGCTGCAGCTTATCAGCCGCTGATGTGTGTTGCTGATGACAACATCGACCTTACTTTGGCTACTCAATCTGGTACAGCTTTGACTACGGGCGTGTTCCGTATCTGGGCAGTACTGATGGATTGTACTGACGAAGGTGACTTGACTGCTCAAGAAGTAGCACGAGATGTTGCTTAAATAACTTAGTATGGGGGCGGGGTGACTTGCCCCCCTACTTTAATTTTTTAATTAAGGGTGCGCAATGGCATACGATTACTTGGGATTAACTAACGAAGTTATTGCTCGTATGAACGAGGTATCTCTAACTGCGGCTAACTTTGCTTCTGCACGAGGATTCCAAATTCAATGTCAAAATGCTGTCAACGACTCTATTAATTATATCAACCAGCGAGAATTTGGCTGGTCTTTTACACATAAAACTCAAACTGAAACATTAGTTCCGGGCACTACCCGATATACTGTTCCAACAGCTACTCAGTCAGTTGATTATGATTCCTTTAGAATTAGCAAAGACTCCAGCTTGTCTTCCGCTGGCGTTACCTTACGTATTATTGATTATAAAGAATATACACAGAGATATATAGTTCAAGAAAATGATGTTGTTGCGACAACTTTGAACGGCGGTATTAATAATACTGTTACTACAATTACTGTGGTAAGCACAACAGGCTTTGATGCCACAGGTTCAATACAGATTGCTAATGAAACCATTACGTACACTGGTACGACTGCTACAACTTTCACCGGTTGTACACGTGGTGCTGGAGGTACAACTGCTGCCGCACATAATACTGCAGTTAGCGTAGCACAATTTACATCTGGGGGCATGCCTAATCTTGTGTTTAGAACCCCAGATAATAACTTTGGTTTATATCCTTATCCTAATAAAGCATATGAATTAGTGTATGAGTATTTTGATAGGCCAACTGTTTTAGTAGCAGCAACTGATGTTCCTACAATTCCAGAACAATTTAGACAGGTTATTATAGATGGTGCCACCGCTTACTCGTATCAGTATAGGGGTGAAGCACAGCAATATGGTCTTAATTTCTCCCGATTTGAGGAGGGTATTAAACAGATGCAAACTCTATTGCTTAATAGAGCAGATTACATTCGTTCTACTTATATACCGGTTGTTCAACGGTATGGAAATAGTGCAATATTTTAAGGTAAAAAGTAATGTCAGATGAAACTGGCCTCAATCCGTTTGTATTTGCTTGTCAGGGAGGTCTAGTACTCGACCAATCAACTTTTGCTATGCAGCCTGGAATGGCGTTAGAATTAGAGAATTTTGAACCCGCTACTACTGGTGGGTATCGTCGTATCTCTGGATATACAAAATGGAACTCTAATATAGTTCCTCAAGACCAGAGTGCCAGTGAACAAATTTTAATGTCTGCGCATTTTGATGGTAACGTTATTGCGGCACGAGGACGCAAAGTTTGGAAAGCTACTAATGGTAGCACAACATTAAGTCTGGCTCTTAATAACTCTGATACTACTATAACAGTAACATCCACCACAAACTTTAGCACACAAGGAACGCTATTAGTTGGGTCGGAACAAATTACTTACACAGGTAAAACTAGCACAACTTTTACAGGATGCTCCCGTGGAGCTAACAGCACCTCCGCTGCCTCGCATAGTAATAATGCTGCTATAACACAGTACTGGACAGAGCTAGATTCTGGTAGAACTGGTGCAGGAAGGTACTCTTTCTTTAGATATAATCTTGCTGGCATAGATTACATAATATGGGCTGATGGGGCTAATCACGCCTCTAGTTATAAAACTGCTAGTAACACTGTAACTGATATTAATGCTTCTGGCGCACCCGCCAATCCAAAATTCGTAACTGGTTATAAGAACCATATGTTTTTTGCTGGCATGTCAGCCGCTACGCAGTCCTTAGTATTTAGTGCACCCCTAACAGATAATGATTTTCAAACAAGTAGTGGCGCAGGTACAATAAATATAGATAGTCCCATTACTGGATTGTTTCCTTTTCGTGATGCGCTAATCATATTTTGTGAAGACCGCATATTTAAACTAACAGGTAGTGCATTAGCTGATTTTGCTATACAACCTGTAACCAGAGAAATTGGCTGTTTAAATGGTTCGACTATACAGGAATTTGCAGGTGATGTTGTATTCTTAGGTCCAGATGGATTACGTACAGTTGCTGGTACAGCTAAGATTGGTGACGTAGAACTTGGTACAATCAGTCGCGCAGTTCAAGAAAGATTTGAGGGCTTATCAGACGTAGATGAATTTACAAGTGCAGTTATTGCAGATAAAACGCAATATAGAATATTTTTTACTAATTCCCAAACGCCTAGAGCTGTAACTACAGGTCTTATGTGTGTAAAAAAGGGTGATGTATATGAGTTTGCTGACTTAAAAGGTATACGACCCAGTTGTACAGATAGCGTTGTGGCTAGTGGTGAAAGCATTATTGTACACGGTGATTTTGACGGATACGTGTATCAACAAGAAAAAGGTGACGACTTTGATGGTAATAACGTAACTGGAAAATATCGTTCCCCAGATTTAACAATGGGTGACGCCGGTTTACGTAAATCTTTTCAACGTGTCATTCTTAACTACGCACCTGAAGCAGAAGTGAATGCAGATTTGTTTGTGCGTTATGATTATGAAGCACCTAATGTAGCTAGACCTGCTGCATATCCATTTGACAGTTCTACAGTGGTGGCGGTGTACGGAAGTTCTACATACGGCACAGCAACTTATGGTGGACAGTCTAACCCCTTAGTTAGGCAACCAATTGAAGGTAGTGGTTTTGCTGTAGCACTGCGGGTTAACGATAGAGGCACATCAGCACCCTACGCCCTAAAGGGTTTTCAGCTAGAATTCACAGCCGATGCAAGGAGATAAATAATGGCAGGCTATACCAGACAATCAAGTTATGCTGACGGTGATATTATCAATGCTGCCGACAGTAACAATGAATACAATCAGTTACTAGCCGCCTTTGTAAATACATCAGGTCATAAACACGATGGTACGGCAGCAGAGGGTCCAGTCATAGGATTGATTGGAGACCCTGGAGTTGCTACACCACTTAATAAAGTTGTTGTTGACGATACAAATAATCGTGTAGGTGTTTTTATAGATGCAGGTGGTGCAGGTTCTACCGTAGAACAACTACGTTTTCAAGACGGGGCAATACTTCCCGTAACAACTAATGATGTAGATATTGGGTCTAGTAGCCTAAAATTTAAAGAACTACATCTAGCTGGTGCAGCTAACATAGCTGGTACTATGACGCTATCAGGTAACGTAATTGTATCTGGTACTCTTGGTGCTGATATGATACCAAGTGCTGATAATACACACGATATAGGTAGTTCCTCTGCAGAATGGAAAGACCTATACATAGATGGTATCGCATACTTAGATGCTATTAACTTTAACGGTACAGCTATCTCTGCTACTGCAGCAGAATTGAATATCATGGATGGTGTAACATCCACCACTGCAGAACTTAACATACTAGATGGCGTTACATCAACAGCAGCGGAACTTAACATACTAGATGGCGTTACATCCACCACTGCAGAATTAAATATCTTAGATGGTGTAACTTCTACTACCGCTGAGTTAAATATCCTTGACGGTGTAACAGCTACAACAGCAGAACTTAACTTAACAGATGGCGGCTCTACTGTAGGTACAACAGCCGTAGCTGGTGGAGATGGTCTTCTTACTAATGATGGCGGCACGATGCGCCAAACAACTGTGGATACTTTTGATACCTACCTTTCTCAAACAACTAAAACCCTTACTAATAAAACTCTTACAACACCTACAATAACAACTCCTGTAGTTAATGCTGGATTACAACTTAAAAATGGTGCAACAAGCGCAGGATTTGCAGAGTTTTTTGAAGATAG